ACCGGCGAACCCATCGGGTATCAGGTAAGTTATGAGTCTTGATTAAGGCCTTTACAAATGAATCACCTTTTATCGTTAACTCTAATACGTTACCCATACCAAGTGTCTCGTTGGGGAATTTTCGATTATAGTAATCGTCATAGTCTCGTTTAAGACTGTCGTTGATAGCCGGTGCATCCGGAGCTTGTAATTTCCATACTAAGTTATGGAGTAGGTTACCGAAGGCTCCGTAATGGTTAGACACCTGTACGCCTTGTCTAATGCGTTTGACTTTATAGCCTACGACCTTTGATAATTTCGTGAAGAACACTTCTTTTAATACCTTAGCGAAACGTTTTAGCTCATCTTGATGGTTATGCAGTCTGCAGTCAGGTGTGGCTACAAACCAAGCTAATGATAAAAGAGAGTTGCTAAAGCCCGACGGAGAGACTGTCGCTTCTTCGACGACGTCGCTGCGTGAGCGCTTCTTGAGTATGGTAAAGGTTTTTCTTTGTTTAAAATCAAACCGCACCACATCGATGACATGAGATTTATAGCCTTTGTAAATCATCCCAGTATCTCCGTCGGCGTATACCGTGTCGTACTCAAATTGCACGTCCAGTTTATCGCCCCTATCTATAATTGATAAGTCTAGGGATAAAGGAACTGTGGCGCTATACCCAACTTCTGCAGTAAACCCCTTAGCGTGGATCCGCTCGCCGCATTTTGGGCAATAGAACTCATCTGATTCCCGGCAAGGCACTATCCCGAACCCATTAGATTCCATTGGCCAAAGATTAGCGAAGGAGTGTTCGCAAGGTACATGGTAATAACTTGCAGGGTTAAAAGGTGATACTTGATTGCGCCGTACCAGGTCGTACAGCCTTTGTACTTGTAGATTGAATAAGACCTTCATAAGGCGCTATCCTTTCTTATAACAAATCGTCTAAATCATCTTCTTCAGGAGTTTCCTCAACTACTGGAGCTTCTACTACAGGTTCTTCTTTCTTTTTAGTAGTACGTTTACGCTTAGGCTTTTCTTCTACTGCTGGAGTTTCTGCAGGTTCTTCCACCTTAGGAGCTTCTGCTTTCTTGCCATTTAATATCTTAAGCGCGAGGTCGCAAGCAGCAATACAGCCTTCACAGTACGCCATAGCAGACTCTTTACGTTCGCTAGCTGGTGCATCTTTTACGAGTTCGTATAAGCCGTCGATTGCTTCGCGTTGTTGTTGAATTTGTTGTTTTGAGAGTTTCATAAGAATTGTCCTCCTAATCCTTCATGTAGTAAGGGTTCTCAAACCCTGCTGCGTTTAATATGAGGCCCTCATTCCAGGGCTCCGGTTCACACATTATATCTATTACTTCTTCTAAACTGCCTACGCCTATAGGCGCTTCGATAACCACTTCGTCGTGGATATGGGCTACAATTTTGTAACCTGCTTTAGAAAGTCGTAACATTGATGCGGCTAAGCAATCTCTTGCTACCGCCTGTACAATGTTTTCGACGAGCTTTCCGCCATAGGTTTCAACTCTGCCCCATGTATTCTTAACCTGATCCATACCGTCATACTCAATCGATTCGCTACCGAATCGGTTAAGCCCTAATCGAGGTCTTGCATAGGCAAGTCTTCGACCGGACGGTAATTCGATGAACAGGAAGCCTTTCGATTTAAAGAATTTAATATTGCCTTGTCTAATTCGTACGGGTTCGCCTGTTCTCACTACTTGCTTTGCTGCGCTGTCTGCATCTTTCCAAAATTTCGTAATTCGTGGGCTCGCTTGTCGCCAAGCTTCGATGATCCCGGGAAGCTCCTTTTCAGGAATTTCTCCTTTAGAATCCATCGCTTTCATAGCTCCTACACCGCCACCATAGCCGAGCGCTAATTCTGCTACCTTACCTTTTTGCCGTAGGTGCCCATTAACACCGTGCTTCTCAACTGGAACGTGGAACATACTAGATGCAGATGCACAGTAGATGTCACCACCTTGTGCAAATACATCCTGGCGCCACTTCTCGTGAGCTAGCCAAGCAATAACACGGGCTTCAATAGCACTGAAGTCAGCTACAATAAATCGGTGCCCATCCTCTGCTACAAGAGCAGTACGGATAAGTTGCTTAATCACATCACCAGGATTTCCGTAGAGTAGGTCTAGCATTTCTACGTCTCTACTTTTAAGGACTTCCCTGGCCGTGTCTAAATCTTCTAGGTAGTTACGAGGGAGGTTCTGTAGTTGTACTACACGACCCGCCCATCGTCCACTACGCATCGCCCCATAAAACTGAAGCATGCCGTGGATACGACCATCTGAACATACAGCGTTCTTCATAGCCAAGTATTTTTTGATGGAGGAATTACCGAGTACCTGTCTATTTTGCAGTACCTTGCGTACATCGGAGGGGATATCCTGTGCCAAGAGGTTTGATACATCGTCTTTTCGCATAGTCTCTAGATCATATCCTAGTCTTGCAGTTAACCACTCTTTGAGTTGCATGGTACTGTTAGGATTCTCTAATCCTGTTAATATCTTGGATGACTCGGTAGCTTCTTCCACGATTTCGTCGTTACAAGCAAGCGCTGCATCGACGAGCTCCATATCTACTTTCACGCCTCGCCAGTTGATATCTTGGTCGAGTAACCAGTACTCGTGCTCGATAGCAGGTGGTTTTAGCGAAAGTAAGCGTTTACGAATTGCCTTCTCTACTACTACGTCTTGGCGGTTGTACTCAATATATTCCGCCCATTTCTCCGGCGCATCCTCAGGCATATTGCGTGTCTTAGGATTTGTCTTAGTAGGATTACGTGGTACAGAGAAGAATTGAATTAAGCGTTTACCTCTTGCATCCTTGGCTTCACCTAATCGTAAAGCCTTAGACACATTATCGAGGCTTGCAGGTAAACTACAGTATAACGCTAGTACAGAGGTACATTCCCAGTTCGTATAATCCGCATCAGGGAAGTACTTTTTAAGGCACAACATCTCGAATGCTGCGTTAAAGGCGGTCTTTGTAATTTCCTTATTATACAAAGCGTCCACCACCCTTTCGGGCAGTGGATCCTTTGTCATATCAATTACTTCGACCGGTTCGTCATCGAAGCTGTAGGCAAAGAGCAGTATTTCAAATGTTGTATCATCAACGTATCGCTGAGCCCCATATTTAATAGGGCAGTCAGAATACGTTTCCACATCAATACTGAGCTCCATATATGCCTCCTTAGATTAAATCGTCATCGTCTAGGTCGCCTAAATCATCGTCCCCAAAGTCGCTAGCAGATACATGAACACCACCTAGGCGGTCACCATCTTTAACTTTACGAACACCATTTAGACCAAAACCTACACCTTTTTTACCGTTGAAGTTATAAGCGAATACGGATAATGCGACCTGCGCGTACACACCGGAGTAGATTTCTTCTTCAATGTCGAATTGGTCCATCTTGATTTTGTCACGAGTGAATACGATAGGTTGTTTATCGCTGTTAGCATTGATGAAGAATTTACCAGCGTATGTTTCAGGTTGGTCAGCTACTGCTTCATCTGTATCACCATCGCGTAAGTTCAATTTAAGGTATGCTGCTTTACCTTCTACCTTAGCTACTGCTTTTGGATCAGCCTTAAGTTCTTCAATCGCACGTTCAAATGCTTTAATTGTTTTCTTATCTGTTTTGTCGATGATAATTTGGGAGCTATATTTTGCTTTGCCGTCGGCGTTTTTACGAGGTTGAGCGATGTTTGCATAGGAAAGTCTTACGATGCCAGTTGTTAATTTAGCCATTGTTACGGTCTCCTTCTTTAAATGAATTATTTGTTAGCTTCTACTTCAGTCATTAATTTGTTTACGAGTGCTTCGAGTTTAGAAATACGGCTTTGCGCAGCTTTAGCTTCTGCGATGTAGTCAGAACCTTTACCAGTCTTAAATGCAAGGTTAACTGTGTATTGGTTCTCACCGCCTAGCGTAGCACCAAAGCCAAGCAAGATACGTTCATTAGGTCTTGCGAATACTCCAAGCGCTACTGCATTACTGTTACGGTAGCGGCCATAAGAGATTGCAAAGCTGACCTTATCATTTCTGTTAAAGTCTAATGGATGCAAGCCAGCAAGTGCCGCGGAACTTGCCCCTAACTTATTAACACGTTGGCCAAGATTGTTGACCTTGTTGTTAATGTCATTAGCCAAGCCTAAGGAACGGTTTTCTAAGGTCGTGATACGACCTTCATGATTGTCTGCTACATGTTCAAGGGCTCTGATATCTGCTGTATTAGCAGTTACCTTTTGGCCAAGAGTATTGATAGCAGATGTATTACCATTGATGCGGTTAGTATTGTTAGCGATTGCAGTAGTATGACCTGCGATAGCTTGTTCATGATCGTTCACCACGTCGCCTAACATTTGAACACCTACGGCCAAGTCTTTTAGGTTGTTTTGTGTTTTAATAATAGCCGTTTTATTGTTGTTAATTTGTTTAGCGTTAGTTTCGATTTCATCAATCGCAGCATACAACTGGGAGCCGTTCACAGCATCTAATGAATCAGCGGAGATTTGGCCTGCACTAACATTCGTGAGTTGGCGGTTGTACTGAGTTACTCCGCCTGCACCAGCACGGGCTTTAGAACCAAAACTGACTACGCTTGCCGGCTGTTCTCCGGCGAAAACGTGGCGAGTTCCGTTGATGGTAATTCCATCAACCCCTACCGCATCATCGGTAACGGAGTTCGTTCCGATTGCGACAGAATTTGCTTTATCAGCAATCGTATTGTTGCCGAATGCAACGGCGTCAGTGGCTAAGGATTTGGCATGAGTGCCAAATGTAAGAGCACCTTGGCCATTAGATTCGGAGTTAGAACCGAAAACTAGTTGCTCTTTGTCAGCACCGATTTTATTGTTGTATCCTACAATGGCACTTTGGCCGCCAGCCACTGTGCCGTTGTTAGCACCGATGACCACAGTATCAGCGCCTGTAACATTATTAGTTCTGCCTAATACTACAGAAGACTCGCCGGATACGAAGGCACCGTTACCAATAGCTACACTGTCGTAGCTAGACACACGAGCTTGATTGCCGATGGCTACGGTGTACTCCACCAAGCTTTCAGCATGAGAACCAAAAGCGAAGGAGTTACGACCTGCTGCAGTAGCATTATTACCACCTGCGAAACCATTTTCACCAGTTACAGTATTGTTAGTACCGAACGCTAATGCATTATTAGCGTCGATATTATTTTGGAAGCCCCATACTGCGGAGCTTGTAGACGTTGCGGAGATAGTATTATCTGTACCGCCTACTGTGTTATTACTAGTTGCGCCAGCTACGTTTACTGCCAACGCGGAAATTGCCAATGCTGTTGTTAAAGTTTTATTCATCTCTTATACCTCATCTTCAAATTCATTCATCATTGTTTCAACTGTATTAATTGCTGGGCGTTTATCGCTTTCCGGTACAAGCGTAGGCTTGCCCTCCGGTTTGTCGATATATGATTCTAAGTATTCGGCAACGCCCTTTTTACCGAGTACCTTTTGTAGATTTGTGATACCTTCGAGTTCTCGAGGCTTGAAGATTTCCTCTTCTTTGTAGCCGTTATCGAGTAATGTTTTAGCCGCAGCATCCGGATCCGTTATGGTACGTCTTGATGTACCTTCTACTAATTTATATCCAGGCCATTGCTTTTCACCCGATAAAGCTTTCTCATAAGCGAAATCGTAAACACCTTTAATCCACTTCGTGATTAAATCTTTCATCCCTAGGATGTCAGATACTTCGCTATCAGTAAGTAATTGATTGAGCTTACCGCCATTCTTATAGAAGGTATCAAGGCAAGTATCTGCTAATGCTCGGCAGGTGTGCCGTGCTTTACAGAAGTTACAGTAATCGCAAGGCGTACATTCGCCGATACCGTCCCAGGCACGTTGTGCGAATGGTTTGATATCTTCGCCCCAATCGAGTAGCTCTTCTACAGACATTTCATCGGTAGACACACTATCAAGTCTTGGCTGAACGATCGTCATACGAACTGTTTTAATGTCATATAGGAACTCATTTACATCGTAAGCACCTAATGCGTAGAGTCGCATTTGTGTGTTTTCAACGGCGCTAACAGGAACTCCCTTGCCATACTTCAGGTCTATTACTTCCAGGATGCCGTCCGCTACGATTACCATATCACCAGTACCAAAGCCCTCAGGTACCCACCTAGAGAAGTCGAGCCGTGCTTCAATCATGGCTTCCGCATCAGAGGAACGAGCACGAGCTTCATTTACCTTCTCTTCGCAAATGTCGACATATCGATTAACCGCTTCTATCATTTCAGTAGAGTAGTCATCTAGCTTAGGGGCTTTTTTGCCCTCTAGCTTATGCCGTAGGATTGCTTCTGCCAGGTCGTGTGCTACAGTGCCTTCCGCAGCATACGGCGATTGTTCATCAGGGAACATCGCTTCTAGTCTTGCTGAAGGAGTACACACTAGCCACCTGGCGCTACTTGATGCACCTAGTAAGGCGTGTTTCTTAGCCACGGCTATTCACCCATTCCATAATTTGAATACGTTGTTCATCGGTAGCAGATGTTACCTTTTCAGCGCCGATGCTATCTAAGAAGGCTTTGAATTCGCCTTTAGCTTTCGTTTTGTCAGTAGCTTTTGCCATTACGTCTTTCACTGCTTCACGAGTTGCTTCAAGGCTAGGGGCATCTACTTTAGGTTCTTCAGCTTTTGCTGGTTCCTCTTTAACTGGCTCAGATTTAGGTTCTTCCTTAGGAGCAGGTGCTTCCTTAGGAGCAGGTGCTTCTTCTTTAACTGGTTCAGCTTGTTTAGGAGCTTCCTTCTTAGTAGATGTTTCTTCTTTAACTGGAGCGCCTACGATAGATTGATATAGGTCTTTCACTTCTTGTTCTAATTCAACTGCTTTATCAACTGTGATTTTTAACTCGATCATTGTTCTATTCCCTTTCGGCTTAATGATGTGATATACTTTAAATGGATATTTTTCTATGCGCCCTTTAGCATTGCCGTGCTTTGGGGTGCTTTTTTTTGTGCCCAAGTGCTCGCACTCATCAGGAAT